AAAACGAGATATTGCGGCGTTTACGGATCATCTCCTGATGAGTTAATTCACGGTTCAATCGAAGCTTAATTGATTCCTCAAAATACAAATCACGCGCAATTGGAATCTTTAGATTTTCTTGCCAGCGCACCCCTTGGTTACGACTAAGCTTTAAGCCCTGGTCAAAAGCACTATAGATGGATTCAGATAAAGTCAGTCCACGCTCAAAACTCAGCTCTGTAGCATGATTAATGACTAAACTACGGTCGTAAAAAAAGGTGTCATTTGACACCCTTAAAATAGGCTTGGTCCATGGTATTTCTACATGGTCTAATCTTGTGAAGGCTTTCCGATATTTCAGCCTTGAGACAAGAGATACCCCCACAATATGATTGATATCATTCAAACCCAAAATATCAGACTGAATAGAGGGGTTAATCGTTGCCAAGATTGTGCCGTGATTATCTACATTGTCCTGATTGGTTCCAGCAATATCCGCATTAATCGAAGTGTTAATAGTACTGTGCAATGTACCACTATTTACTTCTAGCTCTGTATTCGAACCCCTCAGTTGTACTTGAATACGAGTATCAATTTCAGCATTTAGAAAACTTAACTGATCTAAGGAATCGTTAAAATTTAAAGCCAAATTGTGGCTGTCTGTTGCTGTAGAAGTCTGTTCAAAATTAAGTATGACGTCATGTGCGTCAGGTGGTGTGTAAGACATTAACCACCTCTAAATCAATATGGTTTTAAGATAATGCTATCAATCTTTTGACTTGAGCCAAGTGCAATATTGACACTATTCAGCACAATGTCAGTACCAGCAGTTCCTATACCAAAATCTGCATATGCTTCATCATCGCCATTATATAAGCGCGCCCATACTGCTGTACCTGATTTTGTGGCCAGTGCTGCTTCGGTTTCATGTAACTCTATACCATCAATTAAAACCTGTTTAATGCATGGCTCAGGTAATGGCAGTACGCAAAGTAAATTCGATGGGTTTGCAGCCACTTCTGTGCTGACAGGTTTGGCACCACTGTAATATGCAAAATATGCAGCCCCAGCCCCATGATCTAAAAATTCAGCATGAGCTTGAAGTGCAACAATTCCCGCTTTTTTTGAGATTTGTATCATTTTGGCACCACATTATCTTGAATGACTGCATTAAATTTAAGTTTAGGATGATGTGCCACAATAAAATATGAGCACTCATTACTTAAGTTTTCGAATTGATAATAGCCCTGATCATCTGTTAAGACATCAGCAAATAACAAACCCGACTTTCTTTCAAATAATCGAACACGACAAGGTATAGGCACTGATTTTTCGGTTACCTGCCCTTGAATCGTTTGAAAGTCGAAAGTTTTAAAAGCAATATTTTCTTTAAATCGAACTGTGGTCGTTTGATCAATCTTGATGCCCACTATTGCTCTCCTAGATCAAATAACACAATGCCTAGTGGATAGCTACTCGTCCCGCGGACGTGCTTTGCTAGAAGTACCAAGCCACCCTCTTCTATTAACTGCACGTTGCTGTAAAGGGCTTTATGGGGAATCGTCTTAATCAGGGGTAAAAAGCCTCGAGGATGCGCTTGGGATGATGCTGTGACTTCAAGTACCAAAGGGGTTTGAATAACGACGCCGCCAAACACTTCAGCGCTTACTGCGTATCCAGCCGAACTTCCACTCACCACATTGATTCCAGGTTCAAGTGTCGCCTTGCGACAAGTCGCTTGAGCATACGCGGATTTTTTATAACCTCTCTGCAAAAAAACACTACGTCCTAGTGCTGTGTTAGCGTATTCCTCAGAGCCGACCACCACATCTCGTGTGAAAGACTCCATTCGATTGAGAGTGCTTTGAGCAGTCTCCCAAACATTGCTTGCCAGCAAAAAGTGTGTGAATAAGTCATCATTTGCTATAGGGTTAAAAGCACCAAACCCATAACAAAACGCTAACTCCTTTTCCTCATCTGGAATATTTTTTTGATTATCAACACCATTGAGAATATAAAATGCAGACTCTGTTCCAATCACCATCCAAGATCTATTTTCTGTCTCGTAATCAACTAAGCTCATTGAGTCGTAGTTGTATTCACCCAGTGTGTAGTAATACCACTTAGCCCATCCATTCTTTATATTGACCCCACTCCCCGTTGGATTCCAGTTTCGTGTTGCGGCAGATGCAATATAAGGGGCTTGTACACCCTGCATCACATCAATACCGGTCATCTCCTCAACGATACCTACTTTGGCATATTTCGCATAGTTATTGCTATAACTAGAAATGCGTTCATCCACCACACGTAAAAATGGGCGATTTGACAAAGTTTCATCTTTTGAACGATATGCAGCACGCCCTCCTCCTAAAGCTGTTGAACTTGAGAAAGGCTTATCCCAATTTAAGGGTGCAAGCATGCAATTAATCGTGCCCGAGGCATTCGCAACACTCGCAACACTATTCAATTCAAACTTAATGGTCGTTGCATTGACCACTTGTTTAATTTTAAAGTCGCCATTGTATTCAGCCTGTGTTGCACCACTCACTCTGACGACCTGATATTTTTTAAGGTTATGAGGCAATCCAAATACAGCAGTTGCTTCAAGTCCAGTATTAGAGAGTGAGTTAATAACCCCCACCTGAATACCTGTCACTAGGCAAGCATCGAGCAAAGTTATCATTGAGCCTGAAGCATTTTGCAATTGAGGTGCATTACTGTTGTCTGATGTAAAAAACTTCACTGTCTTATTTGTTGCCATGGCCTTTTACTCATAAAAAAGACCGCCGAAGCGGTCATATTTGGATTAAAAATTAAGCAGCTATGCTTTGAATAATGCGGTCAATATCACCACGTAGCATGATTTGAAACGAATCAGACAATACGGTAGGTTCCGATTGCTTCACCGTACGAATCACCCAAATCGGATGATTGGCTGCAATGGTGTTAAAGCGAAGTGCATTACCACTTGCCCATCCACTGCCCCAACCTTCCTTCTTTATAGTGAAATATGGGGCATTCGTGGTGGGATTGATTGGAGAGCAGTGAGAATTTGTCTCTCCGTTTCCTATAAAACCTGAAATCTCACCAATGATTCGAAATGTCGTGTTGCTTATGAATACCAGTGACCAGCGCTCCTGAATACTGCCCTTGTTCGTGACATCAACGGGGTAAAAAGTATCGTTATAATTAGCTGATACAGGCTCACCCACGGGCTCATCACTCCACTCACTGCTCCATGTCCCTTGAACAAACAGTCGTGTATATCTGGCTTTCATATCACCAATCACCAACACTGAGCCCACGATCGTATTGGTTGGATCATAATTGTGCGTCAGTGGTTTAGTGAAAGTAATTTGCCCATTGATTTTAACATCACGCACTAAACCCATATCCTGATAGCGATACTTGGCTGTCAGTGGCCCAGTTAAATTACCTAATGCAAAATCCCCGTTTAAAGTCACTTTGCCGTAGTCATAATCAACCACATACATATCAAATGGAATTTTAATACCATCGGCATCCTCAAGTTCACACCAGGAGATCCTCACATCATTCAATGGATAAGTTTGCCCTGCCACATAGTCGGGGAATTCCTGCGACTTACTCGCGCTGACAATCCCAATCTCACCCGATCGGAAAATCGGTACCCGACCATCAATCGGTAAACGTACTGCAGATAAACCCAGCAATTCAGCATCAATCGGGATATAGCTATAACCCACTGCGCTATATTTGATGGTTTCAGGCAGTACCATAATGGGCTTGTGAATCCACTGCTTACCATCCTTGGTATATTCCAGCTCAGCCACATACCAATCCTGCGCCATAATTTCAGCACGGTTGGCACTGGTCACTTCAACCTTTTGACGAAAAACAAACTGGCCATAGCCTTGGTCAAAGTTAAAGAAGCCATCACAGTCCGCTGTATCAATCGCACCTGATCCATCAGGCGTGATATTCAGTACACCGCCTTCCACCTTGGTGGCGGACAAAGTTAAGGACTGCGCCCGGATCGGGATCATTGGTGCACGGTATGACACTTGATTGGTCTGAACCTTTTCAAGCTGAGTAACCAATGTTTCAAGCATAGGGTTATTTTCACCCTCCACATCCCATGCAGATAGCTCTATAGCACCATTACCATAATGAATTTGACCCGAAACAGTCCCCACACCCGTTGTCACCGACGGATTGCGATAAAGTGAGCCGAGTTTATCAACATAGGTTGAATCGGCCAGCGTGAATCGAACCGAACCTGCAAGAATTTGTTCAGCAAAGCCTTCTGTTAAATCCGTTTTTAAGACAGATCCAATCACTATGTCTGACCAAGAAGCAGCGGCTGAACTATCTCGATAGGACACACTCACAGTCACAGCCGTCGCTACTTCATTTAGGCTTAAGGTATAGGTCTCACTGGTATTTTCATACTTAATGGTCATTCCTAACATACCTGCCGCAATTGCCTCCTGAGAAGTATTATGCGTTCCATAGTAAGGGCGCATAATCTTCTCACGCTCGATCGCTTCAAGTGTGGTGCTTGGGGTAATATTCATCGTACGAGACGCATAGTTGATCGTGCCTTGTTGTTGCCCCTCACCATTGATTAAACGTCCTGTAGTTGCATCAATCGGCAAATCGCGCAGCTCAACTTCACCTGTATAGCTCATATACTTGACGGGTACACGTACTTTTACAGACTTAGGGATCAATGCTGCGGATCCGTTATCCAATTCAATAGCAATGGTTCCACTAGTCGGTACTGCAGTCACCTGAACTGAAGACTTAGACCCTTTCTGACCTGATACATTGAACGTGGTACCACCATTGGGTAACAAGATCGGCATCAGCTTGGCCATGCCATCCGCATAATCAATGGTTCCTGTGGCATCGCCTATAAATTGTCCTTGACCGTTATCGGTTGCAGACTTTGCCACACCATTCAGTAGCCAATTGACAGTTAAACTACCTGCCACAATCGAAGCATTTACAGGGATCTCAACATAGGCTTTATTAATCGTTAATCCTGAGCGCTCCTGAGCCGTGATCATATTGCTCCACGTTAGCAGGATTGCACTGCCAACGTCGGCGAGTTCACCTGTCGTTAATGACATGGTGCCTGTATCGTAATCGATGCTTCCTGAACCAAAGGACGAATCAGAACCGCGTAATTGCCCTGCGCCATTATCTCGAAGTGTATAGACTTGATTCTGGACCAAGAACGATACCTGCAGAGTACCAGGTGAAGGCAGCGGTACAAGATTGCGCAACCATGTAAAACCACTATTCTCTTGATTCACATAGATTGATTCCGACTCAACAGGTGCTGTTACAGCTGCTGCAGGCAAAAAACTAATCTCAAGATTCGTTGTTCCTTCGATTGCGTTTGAATTCCAGACGATGGAACCATTCTGATAGTTAATTGTTCCAATGGATGTACCTGATGTATTTTTAAGCTCCCCACCGACGTCGGTAATCGCAGATCCAAACAAGCTAAATTCGACTGATTTCGGCATGATCGATGAGCCAATATACAAACTTGAAACTGTACTAATGGTGACGTTGCTGAAAGTCTTGACCAGTAGTCCATCTTTAGCTTTAACCAAGGCTACAGAATCACCTGCAGCATTGATATTCACCATAGGAGTTTCTGTCTGTGCTGATGGCACCAATTGTGTATACACATCTTGTGCGACCACAGAATAATCCCCAACCTGAGCAGTTTCTTTGAGATTTGCACTCGCATAGTACTTACCAGTATCCGCGACAATGGTGTCACGGATGATGGTGGTGCTCTTTTCACCGCTATACCATTGCTTCGCAGATAAACCCACAAAATCGGCTTTCAATGCATCACTCAGGCCATAGGTCGCAATCTTATATTCAATTTGCTTGCCATCAACCATCACATAAGCAGTTCGTGTCGATACTTCAGTAATACGTAGGTATTGCTCTAATTCTAAAGGCTCACCTTCACTCGAGATCAATACAATTGATGCACCAATAGCACTTTCCGCTTCCTGAGGAAACATGGCCACTTGTAGAGACTTCATGCCTTTCCAATGCGTGTCCAAAGGTGTACCAGCAATCTGAGCACCTTTGGCATTATAGTTTTCAATGCGGTTCTGCGCTTCTTTACGCTCATCCGTCCAGCTATCGGTACTAAATAACACGGCGGAGACGTTTGGATCTTGCGCATTCTGAGAGATGAATACTGTCGCACCCATCAAAGCATCGGTATCAGCAGTATCCACTGCAGCATAAATCTTTTGGATAGAGGTACGGCCCGTAGTGCGATCCATCTCAGAAATATCATTGAACAGATTATTACTCTGACCATCGACAATTTCACGGCCTGAGTATTTCCCCCCACCATCTTCAGCATCTGTACGAATGCGTTCTGACTCAAGGAGCTTTAAATTATTGGTTTCAATTGTCATCGCTTACCTCTGTAAAACGCATGGTGACCACGTAATAGTCGTCCTCGGAAACGGTTGGAAATTCCTTAACAGGCTTAGCTTCAATCGCACCCGCCTCATGATTGAAAATCACATTAAAGCGGCGCTGATCATGAAGGTATTCAAATTCAATCGTGAATTGCTCACCCAATGCTGACCATTCCAAAATAGTCCGTAGATGCTTTCGTTTAATCCAGCCTTGACCCGACGAAGGTGGAACTAAAGTGATTGGTCGACCTGAAAGCTTTTTGCCTTCTTGGACAATCAAAGAACCACTAATTGAACGCTCTTGCTTTTGCTCAACAGGTTTCCAATCAAATTCATCCGACCATAAAAAACCGTCCTCAAGTGGGACGGTTTCTGATGTCAGTTTTCGTATAAGTTTCATTACATGCTCCGCTTAAGCGTCTCAAATTTTTGAAGCATCTCTTCAACGCTATCCACCGCTTCAGGTGTTCCCTCTAGTGATGCAGATTTTCCACCTGACACTAGCTCAAGGCGCTTAGTTTCTTTTGGTCCCATAGATTCATCCATCTGAATATCAAAGCCTGTGGCAACCATCGGAGGCATTTCGGTCATCGGCGCGGCAATAGCAGTCATTTCAGGACTATTGGTGATTGAAGTCATGCCGCCAGTGTTAGAGCTCACTCCTTTAGATCGAGTATTCAGTGCATCAACACTGGCTTGTTTTTTCGCTTTAAATGCTTCCCAATAGTCTTGACCAGCTAAACTGTCACTTGATTCAGAACCCGCTTGTCCATTCATTACGCTAATTTGCTTTGCAGAAGTCAGCGCAGATTGTCCAATTTGTTGTATGGCCTGATCCGTTTTCTGCAATGAAGCTGAAGCATTACCAAACTCATCAATCTGAGCGACCATACCTTGCAGTCCGAGCTGAGCCTCGTACCAAGCAATTTTTGCGGCATTGCCTGAGGCATAAATATCAGCAGACATTTTCTGTAAGGCCTGGCGCATTTGCCCTGCAGTCGCTTCGCCACTTTTTACCATTTCCTGATAGGCTTCTTGGTAAACGGTAGCTTGCTGACCTGCTTGCTCTTTAGACTGAATACCAAATACAGAAAACGCCTCATTAACTGAGTTAATTCCCGCCCTTGCTTGGTCAGCCTTGTTTTTAATCTCCAAAAGCTGTTGTTCAGCTTGCTGTAAAAGTCCATTAGCAACTTGTGCGCCTAGATCACTGCGGAGGCTCTCAATTTTCAACTTTAAAGCATCGAGTTCTTGCTGATTGGTTGCAGTGTTAATCGCAGTTGAAATACTCGCATTGAGTGCACGCCCAACATCAACACCTTGACCTTTCAGCTCATCCAAACCTTGAATAAGTACACGAACATCATTATTGGCTTTGGTAAAAGCTTCAGTAGACTCGCCTTTTAATTCCACATAGCTGAGCCCAGTGCGACGGATCGCTTCATCAAGCACGGCGCCCTGAACCATGGCTGCTGACTTTACTGAGTTAGCGTATTGAACATTCAGAGTACTTGCTTCGGCCTGTAGCTTGCTGATATCACCTTGAAACTTACCGACCTCCTTGAGCCAAGCCTGATACTCCATGTCCCGATTAGCTCTCTTCCATGCATCCAGTTCAAGCTGTTTAGCCTTAATCTTGGCATTGGTCGCTTCAAGTTGCTTTTCAATATTGACTGGAATTGCTGCCAATCGTCCTTCGAATGCAACCAGATCCTCATCAGAAAGTATACCCGTTAGGGCTTTTCTAATCTCTTCTGCGGTGGCTTTACCTTGAGTCTGGAGTGCCAGTAACGCAGTGAGTCCATCATTAATACCTGTAGTGGTGCTGAAATTGAAAGATTTTGCAATTTGCCCCAAAACATCTGAAACCTTAGCACCCTCCTTGACAAGTTTCTCAAACTCCACAACTGTTGCTTTAGATGCCTCGTTAAGACCAAGAGAGGCATTTTTAAGCATTTCAGTGCGTTCGGCATTTTTTGCTTTTACAGCCGCAACCTCCTCCTGCTTCTTACGTGAGGCCTCTTCAGCTGCAATAAATTCCTTTTCTTGATCCACTAAGGACTTCGTACCAGTGGCTCTAGATACAGCCCAATCAATGAAATCAGACCCTTGCTTTAATAGCCACTCATCCGTTTTCTTAAATCCATCAACAATTAAATCACTAGCTAAAATAACACCCGCTGCCGCTACTCCATATGCACCAAATCGAGATAGAACCCCTGCAATACTCCCCTTTAAGCCATTTGCAGCTGTCGATACTCTCCCAATAACCCCAGATGCTGCTAAATTCGCTGTATTGCTTGCATTTGTAGCGACTGTGAGTTGATTTTTCGCAACAATTGCTGCCTGAGTTGCTCGGGTATTTACCAACTGTGCTTGTGTGTTTGTAACGATGGACGCTGTTTCTGTGGCAATAGCGGCTTGCGCAATTTTCACAGCATTCGCTTTTTCTAAAAAGCTTGCTGCAATACCAAGTGCTTTGTAGGCAACATACGCCTGAGCCACTGTTGTAAGAGTTGAAACTAAAACTTCAAGGTTTTCAGCTACAAATTTGATTGCTTCAGCTACTTTTGTGCTTGCCCCATTAGCAGCATCTGCCTCCCCTATATACAAGGTCCATGCTGTTTTGAGATTTTCAATCGACTGCCCAATGGTAATAGGCATTTTAGAAAATTCATCATTAAGTGCTTTAGATTGACTTTCTAACGCCTTAACAATAACACTTGATGTGAGCTGACCCGTGTTAGCCATTTCACGAAGCTTACCAATATTCACACCTAAGCCATCAGCAAGAGCTCTCGCCAATCGTGGCGCTTGCTCCATCACACTATTGAATTCTTCGCCACGGAGAACACCAGACTGTAACGCTTGGTTAAATTGATAAATTGCTGCTTCGTTTGAAGCCGCTAAACCACCACCTACAATTAATGACTTGTTTACTAAATCGGTTAAATTTAATGCCCGTTCTTGCGAATATCCAAGCTGATCAGTTGCAGTTTTTACTCGGGTAAATAATTCCGCTGTAGCCGTAAGATTGGATCTTGTTTCAATCGCAATCTTTTTAACACCCTCAAAAGCTTGAGTAAAATTACCGCTTTTAGATGTAACAAGCCCAATTCTTGCCTCCAAAACCTTAAACTCATCCGCAGTTCGAGCAATTTCAGTTGCAGATGCGCCAATACCTAATGCAGCCATCGCACTCGTTAGTGCTGTGTATCCAGTTTTTAAACCCTGAATTTCACCACTTGCTTGCTTAGCAAATGTCTCATTTTTCTGAAGTTCTACATTCGTTTTACCAAGCTCTGTATCTAGTTTGGCTACTTCTGGAGTAATTAGGCTTAGTTCGGATTTAAAAGCGCCAAAAGCTAAATCTGCCTGTTGAACCTCTTTCTCCAAAGCATCAATTTGTTGCTGAGCAATTCGAATATCTTCGGGCGTAGCTTTGGTCTTTGAGAATTCCTCAAGTTTAGTTTTTGCAGTAGCAAGGTTTGCTTTAAGAAGATTTAATGATCGTACGGAGTCGACACCAAACTTCTCAAAACTATCTGAAGTACCTACAACACTTGTACCAGTGCTCTTAATAATTTCGGTTATTTCATTAAGTGATTTGATTAAAGTTGCTGCACGTTCACTGGCATTTTTTGGAATGATATTTCCAATTTCTGCACCGGTGTTTTTGGCAGTATTTGCTACATCCTGTAGTTCTCCACCAAGTTCGCCCAACTCACCTTTTACTTGTTCTGCTTTTTTTGGCAAGTCTGTTGGTATGATTTTACCAATCTCTTTTGCGGTTTCAGCACTTGTTTGCTTTAATCGTTCAGCTTCACCTTCAATGGTTTCAAATAGCTTTTTACTAACATCTTTGGATTGTTTAGCAGCAGCCACAAGGCCTTTACTATCGCCATCCATAATTAATTTGAATGTTAAATTTTTACCAGACATGGCGACCTCAATTTTCAGGCATTAAAAAACCCACCAATTGGTGGGTTTGAAGTGCTTATTTAAATCATTTTTGAATTATTCGATTCACAACATAAAATCGCTTGCCATTTTTACAATCAACAAATGATGCTATTTGATCTGGGTAATTGCTTTTCGTGTTTGAGTGTCCGACATACTCAACTAAATCACACTCGGGGAGTTTTGAAACAAGCTCGGCTGAATCTCGATCATGTTTTTGTATTTCAACTAGGCCCTGTGCACCAACCTGCTTAAATAACTGAGGGTATGACTCAGATGTGTAGTTCTCGATAGCATTCACATCAATTTTAGAATTGCTCATTAATTTTACCTTGATAAAAAAGCACCACAAGGTGCTTTTAACTTACAGTTTATGATGGCTTACAGTAATCCAGGAGAAAAGTTGCATCACTCATAGATGAAGAGCTAAGCCTTGTGTTTACACCAGACTCAGTCTCATTTTGTTTCATAAACTCCAAAAAACCATCTATGGTGTAGTTATAGGAATTTAATAAGTTGCTTCTCATCATGTCCTCACAAACTGTTTTTGGTTGGCGCGCATCGAGATCCCTTTTCAATTTCTGCAGTTCCTGAACTGGGCTAGATAGATCAATCCTTGGTGTAGCTCCAGCAACTTTCAGAGCGTCATTCCATTTTGCGCTTAAACCAGTATAGAAGCTTACATCCTCGGGGCTCATCTTGGGTGATTCAATTAATTTAAGGGCATCTGACTCCCTTAAGTCGGGTAGACTTTTCTGTAGCTCAACAACCTTGACTGTTTTATTCTGTTGCTCTGTGTAGGCTTGACCGCTTGCTGCAACCCTTGCAGCATCTTCCTTGTTGCTTTTATGCATAAAATAAAAAAGACCAACAATAATAACAATAACCCCAATCAATCCGTATTTCATTTTTAATCCTCAACGACGTTCCCAAGTAATTTTAGATATGCGACCTTCACGAACGGTTACGGTATAAATCTCGTTTCCAACTTCATAAATGTAATCTGTCACAGAGATCGTAGTATTGTTGCCAGTATCAACTGTATAAGATTGTTGGTGAATAGGCTTACCAGCTTTAGAAATTAATGCTCCAATTGAATCACCAACTTGAACAATGTCACCACCTACACGGAAGCTACGTGTTTCTGCGGCCACAACTGAGAATGATGCGACCAATAACAACCCAGCAAGTAATTTTTTCATTATTTATCCAAATTTATAAAGCACTTGCCGAATAATAACGTGATCAATTTCACATCACAACTCAATCATCGACTGGCCTTAAATCATCAGTCAATTTCGCATAAGCTTTATCTTTTGCATGCTGAGCTGCACGCATTAGATTTGTGCTTGTTAAGAGGTTTTGTGATCGTTGCTTTTGAGCTGCTTTAAGGTAACCAATAAAAGATCCATAGCTCATTTGCATGATATCTTCATGATGATGACCAGCCTCAATTAAGTATTGGAAAGTTTCAAACCAACTCGGTTGATCCAGCTCTTTGACTTTTCTTGAGCGTTTTCGCCCTGATTCTTTCTCCGCAAAATAAGCGTCATTCACTTTGATAACTGCTTCAATCAAAGATAAGAATGTTGATTCTGAAGCCTCAGCCATCAAAATCAGCTCATTTTCAGTTTTCAGTGTGGATTTACCCAACAAAGTCATTACTTCAACTGTATGCGCTTTTAATAGTGATTTATAAATTTCATCTGAATGAGTTTTTAGAAAGGATTTAATTATTGAAGCATGTGGTGCCCACTCATCAATGTTATGCATTTTCAATTGATGAATGGTGGTATTTCCAATTACTACACTTCGATTATTTGCTAAGAAAAATTCATTCATGATGGAATCTCAAAAGAATAGGCACAAAAAAAGACGCTAATGCGTCTAAGGTTCTTTGTGCCTAATGGGTTTATGCTGCTACTGAGAAGCGCTCAATATGACCAAAGATACTTAATTCAGCATCGTTCGCCTTAGAGATATCTGCTAGACACTCACCTTCAAAGCTATAACTCGCAAAGTCTTCATGAATTAGGTCAAATTCCGTTTCAGGAGATAATTCTAGGCGCCATAGTGTCACTGCAACTTTATCGCCCTGGTATGTATCGACCCCCTTGAAGAAGAAGCGATATTCCTCGCCTAGATTGGTAGCGATGGTTGTGCGTGTAATAGCTCCAGATTTACCTGACCATTTCACATCAGTAATGGGTTCATTAAAGATGACCGTTCCAAACACGGCATCTAAAGTATATTTATCTGCAGTAATTGCCGCATCTGCTGGCCCCTTAAATGCAACATCGGATAAGTTGCGGGTCCCTAGATCAATCATTTCACCAGCTTTAACTGCACCTAATGTTGTTTCAGGAATTGTTGCTTCTGGGATTTCTAGTGTTTTACCACTGAGTACCATAGCTAGGTTTTCTTTGGTGACCTCTTCCAAAGTTCCGCTAACCGATACACCGGTTTGCTTACGCAGTACTGCATCCTTTGCACGCAGACCTGTTTTAGATTCATAGTGATCTGTTGATTCGGAAGTGATCTGAAGCTGGAGCTCTGGCGTGTTGCCAATCGATAATAGTGCAGCAGGCTGACTATTAATCATTTTTGCTAAAAACAACTCACCTTGGAGCGAGATTAAATCTGGTTTATTCGCCATCGGTTTTCACCTCTTCTTTTTTGGCTAGTACAGGCTTCTGTTTTGAGGCAGGCTCAGCCAACTCAATTACACCGCGCTGTAATAAATCTTGAATTTGAGATTCGCTTAAACCACCGACGATATCCCCTGAATGAAATCGCCCGACAGATTGCCGGGCTTTGTATTGCTTCTGCATATGATTTCCTAAACAAACATTTTTGATTCAAACACCAATGTGATGTACACACACGTTGGTGAATAGTCCTCTTCTACCGCCACCATTTCTAAGGGACGCTTACTGGATGCAGGTTGCCAACCGGATAAAAGTTTTAAAACTTTTATCGTCAGCAAACCCACTCGATCCAGCACCGCAGACCCATCACTGAGTTGTGATGCTGCATGACGTTCGCAAATCGTGACTTCCCACTGTTGAGTAAGCATATTTACTGACGATCGCACAGCTTCATCAGATTTGCGAATACGGCGGTAATAGACTTGGGCGTTTGGCGTAACCTGAGAAAGCTCCGTAATTTTGGCGGAATTGGCTGGTGTATAGATTTTTTTAAAATCTGCAATTTCAGTTAGCTTTTCAGCAATCTCACCACGTACAGCAAAGAAGTTATCTTCATTACTCATCGGTCAAATGCTCCACAATTAGATCCATTACCTCCTGCTCATCTGTTTCAGTCAATCCCAAGAATGGACGACGAGGCATGTTTACTTTGTACGCTTTCCCTTGGGTTTCCTGCATGAAGTTAGATCGAGCTTTACGAACAAACTTATTTCCTACCAAACCTGTGCGCTGATCCTGACGAAAGTAGGTGCGACGCATGTGTGCTTCATACTTAATTTCCCCACCGAAGTGATGAATAGCCGCGTATTCAACATCAGTACCGATTTCCACACCACTGGATAGAGCATTGTGAGTCATGGAATTCATAAGACGAGATGTATCACGCAAAGTCGTTCCACCTTTGCGCCTAACTCGGCCTGATAAGCGCCATTTACCTTCAAGTCCTTCGCCATTCATCCAACGACTGCGGATATTGCTTACAACCGTTTGGCCAATCGCATCGAATAGTTTTGGCTTGGTTTGATCAAAATTAGATAAGCGCTCCAGAGCCTGCATCACAGCAGATTCGCCATCCGCTTCAATCGTAATTGGTACGCCTGACATATCAGCCTCACTTGATGCTAGGCATCATATTTAAGATATCGTCACCAAAAACACCGCCACGATATGTAGTACCGATTGGCATTGTGGCTGGCGTTCTTGCGGGCTTCTCTTCTGTGACTTCATTTTGAGGGTTTAGGATATTCAATGTTGCTTTACCATCAGCAACCCGTTTCAAGAAGTCAATTTCCGCCTTATAGCGGTTTTCAACCTCCTCAATTGGCTGCTGAAAATAAAGCCGGTAGCGCGCAATGTTGCACGCAATCCGTTTCAACGTACTGGGCGTATTTGGCAAAGGCAGGACATATCGAACAGCGATATAACTGTCGATTTCCTCAGATGCATCCTGTAAGGCTTCTTCAATCGAATTGCCTACAGTTTGCATTGATTCCAATTGTTGAAGCTCACCTTCACCAAAACGCGCCTCTAAGTCATTTCGAGTCGCGTACATAGGTCACCTTACTTATCAGCTGGCGGTGCTTTCTTGGCTTCGGCAGTGGCTTTCTTTAAAGCGGCTTCTGATGTGGCTAGTGATTTTTCCAAGCCTTCAACTTTCTTTTGAAGCTCTGCCACTTCTGCATCGGCTTTATCCTTACCCTCAATAAGGATTGCCTCATTTGCTTTAAGTTCTGCCACTTCTGCAGTAAGGCTTGCAAGCTGGGCAGCGGCACCATCCGCCTTAGGTTGTTCTGGAGCTTTTTCTTCTTCAATAGCTCCAGATGCTAAAAGGGCCTGAAGTTGTTTATCTTCAAGCCCTTTGATTTCATCACCTGGCATAAAATGCCCGATGGATTGTTTTGCGATGTACTTCGGCATGTCTTACTCCTTATAGGGTGATAAAGCCGGTACCACCGACTACACCATTTTTATTAGAAGGCACGACCAATGGAGCAGATTCTGTCATCAACATGATGCCGCTTGGATCTTCACAGTACCATTGACGGTCAAAGTATTGCTGAGCAACACCGTTGGCCAACATATTTTTGATCTTACAATGTGCCACTGAGCCGTTAGTATCAGAAATCAAAGAGAAGTAATCTTTTGGAATAAAGCGCTTCACCTGACCTTTGTTACGGTAAGTTGCGTCATATACCCAGAACTCGATTCCATCAAATGTCCCTTTGAGAGTTGCTGACTCTTTGACACCAAAGCTTGGTGTAACAGGAACAGAAATACCAGCGTACGGCGTGATGAATTCTTTCTTGAATTCTTCGTTATTCCATAATGCAGCCCATACCAAGCCAGACATGATTGCTTTTTTGGCTTCACCGCCATCAGCTGCCAATTGACGCTCAAGCATAGTGCGGATATCTAAAACTGGTTTAGCACCCGCTTCGTTCCACTTAGTCAACGGCGTATATGTCAGAGAGGCATCACGGCGATAATCAACTAAGTTGTACTCATAGTCATCTGAATGAAGGACATATTTACCATTTTTCAGAAGATCAATCGCCATCATTAGGACTGAGTTATCAATGGCATCATGGTTGCGTTTCATCACCGCAATTTGGGAAATAACCATCTGCTCTTGTAGAGACAATTGCTGATTTCCAGTTGAGATAATGCCAGCGGTGCGTAAACGCTCAAGTAATGAGATTTCAAATGTATCGGCCGGACTAACCTGATTTTTTGGCTTGTAGTAGGCCGGTTTCACATGGCGTACTTCACCCGATTGAGTGGTATCAAATGGCTTACCGGGTTGTTGTGGTGAAACCAGTGGTGCTAGATCATGTTCAGCTGACAATTCAGCCAAAGGTACATCATCACGTGTGAATAATGGACGATTTGGAAATAGTTGGTCTAATAGCCAAGTATCCATCGGGCGATAGTTTGAGTGGATTAGTGCTAACTCACCCACATCAAGCAGTTCTAGTGGGGTACCTTCAATATTAAAAGCTTGTGGCATGTCATTTACACCTTAGAAAGTTCGATTTTGTTTTTGGTTGCTTTGGCGCGTGCTGCAGCGTATTGAACTGTGGTGAGTAAAGTGCCACCAAGTGATACTGCTTCAACGTTAAATACACCACCGTAATACACTGGAATTTCGATTCCATCA